TGACGGTTTTAACGGAATCTCGCTTGAGTTTGGTTGTTTGACTCGTATGTAATGTTGTAGGTGTAACTGTTTCCATATAATTCACTCCTCAATTATGTATGCCGTTGGTATTAAGTACAATAAAAAACTGATCGATGATTTGCGATCCTCGCCTCCTAGAGGGTGATGTTAGTGATTTAGACAAATAAAAAAGCCAAGAGCAACAAAACAGCTCTTGGCAAAACCAACGCTGTCCGCGGAGAAGTGCGGACAATCAAAACTATCGCCCACACTTGGTAATTGTATGGTCGATAATAATGTTAACTTGGACGCTGGTTAAATTCATTGATCAGGACTCCTAACATCAATTTGATGTCGTTAGCATACGCCTGAAAGTAAGATTTGTAAATGGCAAAATGATTAGAAAATGAAAAAAATCTAATGTTTCTGTGTCGACTAACTTGATGAAACGTGAGCAAGATTAGTTTGTGTAAAAAATATTTTTTGCTGCACTAAATGGAATACATTTGGTGATGGAAATAAAAATGATGACATAATTGGGTGGATAGAATTAATTGATATTATTAGTTTTAATCCGCTTCCAGACAAATGAAAGAAACAATGAAAACGGATACGAATAAGTTTTCACAATGTTTTCATTTATAAAAAAGTCTTATTTTTATTGTTTAATCGTCAAAATATTTATGCTATAATTCTGAACATTCTAACGGTGAGAGGGTGTCGGATAATGGAGCGGGTCGCAAAATCAACAATGGCAAAGAAATGGATGTTGGCGATGATATCGCTTGGCGTATTGGTCGTTATTTTTGTGCTGTGGCTGTTACGTCCGGACCTATTAACTTCACCAACCGTCGTCGGCAATAAATGGTTCAACATCTATTTGGTTGTTGGGACTTGGGCGGTCGTTCATGCAATATTCAACGCAATTGAGCGCGGAATTGTTGCTTTACCGCAGTTGATGGTGCCGACCTTCGATAGAACGATCGGTCCGCAAGAGGCTGCCGAAAACCGACTGGGTTGGTTTTCCCTGATGACATTGATCATCATTCCCATTGTCTCGGTGCCGGTTATGCTGTCATTACACCTCGAACTCAGCAGTACTCAGTCGCTGGTCTCGTTACTACACGAGGGTGCTTTACTTACAATTGGATGATACTAAAAAACGATCCTCAGTTGAATGGGAATCGTTTTTTCGCTATTAGGGGTATAGGATAGTACTTCTTAAACAATATTCCAAAAATATAAAATATCATTGGCAAGATGGCTTAAGACAAACTCAATTAATATAACCAAACTGGGAGAAAGCAGTTATGATTATTGTAAGAGATGTTATACCAATAATTATAAAATTACAAGTAAAACATTCTTAAAATATATATAACGACTGAATAAAAAAAGTTGATCACTAGCCAAAAGGCTCCGAGATCAACTTACAATTGGGCATACTGGGAACAACCCACGTATCTTAATAAATGCTTGTATATCAACTGTTACAAGGACTTTCAGCCATTTAAAAATGGGACTGGCTGTCCTTTTGGCTGTCCTTTTTAAAAATCTAAATATTTAGCCAACTTTTCTGTGGCTTCATTTGTCTGTTTAGCAGTGACTGCGGTGTAAATATCCATAGTCGTTTTAAAACTAGAATGTCCTAATTGGGTTTGAACGGCTTTAATTGACGCACCAGCTTCAAAAGCTAACGTAGCATAAGTATGCCTAAAAGAATGTACAGTTACGTGTTTTAGATCGTACTTTTCTAATGTGTGTCTCAACCACTTGTCTGGTTTAGATGGTGAAAACATGCCGTTATTCTCGTTGGAGAACACATAGTTATTTTTATGATTAATATTGAACCCGAAACGTAGCAAATATTCGCGTTGTTCAATTTGCCAACGTTTAAGTATGTGGCATGTTTTAGGATCGATATAGGCAGTTCGATAACTACGATTGGTTTTGGGAGTTTGAATTAATATTTTTGCATTATCACCACGAGATTGTGTTTTGTTAATGCTTATTGCTCCCTTATCTAAATCAACATCAGACCATTCTAGTGCGAGCATTTCAGATTTACGCATACCACTAAAAGCTGCTAAACGGAAAAATATATTTGCCTGTGGGTTATTATCATCATCGTTCAAACATTCAAAAAAATGTTTTAACTGTGATTTATCAAAGAAATTGTTTAGATTTTTCCTTGAATTGTCTTTTTTATTAACCGGAACTATTACTCTTTTAGCAGGATTATCGTTGACTAAACCAATGTTGATGGCATAGTCGATTACCTTACTAGTATAGTTCATTAGAACATGGTACTTTATTAGATCATCGTTAAACCACTTATTTATGGCTTTCTGGCAATCTTTAATGGTTATCTTAGAAAGCCTGTATTCACCAAATATAGGCAGTATATGGAGCCTAAACATACGCTTAGTGGTTGCCCAAGTGCTTTCTTTTACAGTATGCTGATATTGAGTAAACCATAACTCGTAAATTTCACGAAAAGTTGAATAGTTTTCTTTTGTAGGAAGTCCATTTTTGTACACATCAAGTTCAAGTCTTGATAGTACAATCTGGGCTTCTTTTTTTGTTTTAAAGCCGCGTCTCCGAGTGTTTTTCTTTTTACCAGTTAACGGATCAACACCCAAGTACACTTGAAATGCCCAACGTGTGTTTCCATCTTTATCTTGATACTTTTTGATACTTGCCATTATTTTTCCTCCATAACGTACCGTGACGGGGCAGTGTTATGTAGTGAAAAATTATTTTATTACAATGTTAATCATGTGGTTTGGAGTAAGTACCGTACTTCTTAAAATTTTCTTCATCTTGTTTAGCCATTTCTTCATTAATTTTTTTGTTAATTTTCTTCAATTGATAGATGACTGGCAAAATGGTTTCTTCTAATTTCTTAAAATCAATTCCATGTCTGGAGTTGTCATATTCCGGCATATGTATTCCTAAAGCTGCAGAATACAACTCACCGATTAATGTATCAAAAGCATTAAAAAAATTATCGATATTAGGGTCTGGTTCCAATTTATTACTATCAAGGTAGGCTAATCGACTATTGTAAACATTGTCAACAGCATTTAATAAATTATCTATTTGTTGATCAGTTAAATGCTTCTCATATGTCCAACCATCACTATTATCTAGTGAATTTAATTTTAAATGTTGAACATAATTAAGCTGTTCACTATATTTATGATTTTTTCGAAACTTTGAGAATCTTTCATAAAATTCATTTTGAATCGCCGCATATTCAGTATCAATTCCTTGCAAATAAATGGTTGAAACTCCAAAAAAGTTAGCTAACTTTTTCCATGTTTCTAGTTTTGGTTCACGATCTTGACGCTCATATTTAGCGATTGCATCGGGAGATAGTTTTAAATTTTCCTTATCTTGTAATTGTGTTGAAAGTTCTGACAAAGTTAAATTATGTTCCTCTCGTAGCTGCCTAATTCTGTTACTCATAAAATCACCTCGATTACATTTTAAAACATGACAATAAATAAAACAATACGAAATGTATTGACAATACGAAATGTATTTTGTAATATGATGTTGTTAAATAATACAAAACGTATTGAAGGGAGATGTTTGTCATGGAAAAAGTGCCACGATATATGAATTATAAGAGTGCAATGAGATACATGGACATTCACAGTTACAACACCTTATATAAGTACATTAAATTTGGATTGCCAGTGATAGTTATTAATGGAATAAAACGTATTGATCAAGCTGACGCAGACAAATTCATGCAAGCACATAAAATTTAGTACCGTGGCGGGGCAGAATAATTTTAAGGGGGGTGATGACATGATGGCAGTGGCGGAGTTTTTCAAGATTGTATTAGTTGCTTTGGTAGCTGGTTCAATTGGCTATGGTATTAGTAAAGTTGACATTAAAAATTTATTTGATTAGGAGAGATTATCCATGACAAGCAAAGAAGAACAAAAGTTAGATAACGAATTAAGCGAATTGCAGATTGATGTAGAATCTAATATTTACGCAATCATCAATGACAGCACAGTGACTATTGATGGTAAATATGTACCGAATAGCAAGGTTGCAGTTACTACGGCTAAAAAGTTGCTTAGAATTTCGGAGATTTTAGCAATCTACGAAAAGGAGTATTAGCAACATGGGAAATTGCACAAAAAAAGACCCACTTACTCGGCAAAGTAAACAGTGGATCAATTCGAAACATATATGTGTAATTCCTCTTTATTATGCAACAAATTAATTAATTTATAAAGGGGATTATAAGGCAAATGACTAATAATGAAATTTCAAGTGAACTCGATGACATAGCTTATCAAATAGGGTGTATGAAATCAGTATTGCGATTAATTGAAGATAAAATTGAGTATGTAGGGATGATAAAGCCTAATGTTGATATAGCCCGTGAATTTAAAAGAATGTATGCAGATATATCGGCCGTGCTAAGTTATGAAATTGACGTTAGTGATAAAGCTTCAGATCATACGAGCAAGCTTTCAATGGAACTATTTAAGCTCGATAAAGATGGTGAAGTACATGAATGATAAAATTGATCACCTAACCCAAGCCCTTGATTACGTGAAACAAGGATTTGCAGTTTATCCACTGGGTGAGAATACCAAGGTACCAATTAAGGGCACGCACGGCTTTAATTCCGCCAGTAATGATCTGGTAACGGTGCGGAATTGGTGGAATGAACATGATTATAATATCGGCTTAAAACTAGCTGATAAAAATATCCTTGTGATTGATATGGACGTTGGCCACGAAAGTGGCTTTAACGGGATTAACAGTTACAAGCAACTATATAAGAAACACCATTTTCAGCCACTGCCACAGGATAGTTATATTGAGCGCACACCAGCGGGTGGGCTACATTGGTTTCTAAGTTATCCCGAGGGGACGCCAGTGAGAACTGTTCAATTGGCTTTTGGCAAAAATACGGGCATTGACGTTATTACCAGCGGTATACCTGTTTATCCCACTATTGTGAATGGCAAACGGTACCAGCCGTTAGACGGCCGAATATTGACAGATATTAAGCCAGCCCCACCGTGGGTGCTTGATCTGTTTAAAACAACAGAATGGCACTATGACGCTAGTAAATATCAAGGACAACGAAAAAAATATACTGGTCGGTTATTTGATGAAATAGTGGCAGGCACAACGGCAGGTAATCGCAACAGTTGGTTAACCCAGATTGCCGGCAAGTTATTTTGGTCGGGAGCTGATCCCAAAACGATTTACAATCTGCTGTTAGTGATTAACGACAATTTTATTGGTGATCCATTACCAGATAATGAAGTAAATACGATCTTCAATTCAATCCTAAAAAGAGAAAGTAAGGTGACAGCATAATGGCATTGAAAGACATACCACAAGAAGCTAAAGAAGCAGCTAATGTAATCAGAATGAAGCAGGCCAACGATTGGACGAGCCAGTTAAAAGTAAACAGTGATGGCGGCGTAAAAACGCGGTCACTCTACAACATTAAAACCATCATTCAGAATGACGATAATACTAAAGACGCAATTGTGTATGATGAATTTGCTGATATGGTTGTCGTCATTCGTAACATGACGGGGCTAAAGGTTGATAAAGGTTATTGGACGGATAGCAAGGAAGCCGTGTTACGCAATTACATTGATGAACATTACAGCTTGTTATTCAGCAAAGATAATCTATCGGACGCCATCATTGGTTTGTCTAAGCAAACGACCATTAACCCTGTAAAAAAGCGCATTGAGAGCGTTAAGTGGGACGGCGCACCACGGGCAGAAAGTTTCTTTATTGACTACTTAGGTGCCGAAGATAACCATTATGTGCGGACAGTTACACGGGTATGGTTAACCGGAGCGGTTAGTCGAGTATATAAGCCGGGTTGTAAATTTGACATAGTCCCAATTTTACAAGGTGGCCAAGGAATTGGAAAAAGCACTTGTGTCCGCATTTTGTTCCCAGATAAATTTAACGATACTTTAGCAGGCATGGGCAAGCAAAAAGACGACTACCAACAATTACAAGGTAGTTGGATACTCGAAATTGCGGAACTATCCGCAATGAAGAAAACTGACATCGAGGGTATTAAAAATTTTGTGAGTGCGCAATCAGACACGTACCGCAACTCATATGGTAAATATTCAACACCACACCCTAGAAAGTGTGTCTTCATTGGAACAACGAACCAAACGGACTATTTAAAAGACGCCACCGGTGAACGCCGCTTTTACCCCATTAAATGTGGTGTAAATAAAGCCACTAAAGACGTGTGGAAACCCGATGAACAAGATATTTTACAGATTCTAGCCGAAGTGAAAACGTGGGTCGATAATGGTGCGCCGCTATATCTTGACCAACAGACCATGACAGAAGCTAAACAATACCAAGAAGAAGCGGAAACAGTCGATCCAATGAAAGAAGCTATCGAGGACTATATTAATATGCCAGTACCAACTAACTGGTCGGAACTTGATTCGAATGTGAAACGGAGTTTCTTTCAATGCGAGGGTAAACCAGCTGATTGGTTAAAGCAATTGATTAGTGATGATTGTGAACCAATAAAGCAAACGACTACCCGTGAAATTATGACAGTTGTTTTTAATAAGACAGTAGACAAGTATTTGATGGGTAGAACTAATTCAGAAGCCAAGCGGATCAAGTTAATCATGGATAACATGGCTGGCTGGAAAAAGGACAATAATATTATTCATAACGGTAAACGTAGTAGAGGTTATAAACGGCTAGAATAGATTTTTTGACAAATAACGTGTGTAACCCGTGTAGCCCGTGTGAATCGTTGATACAATAGGCTTTCTAATCACAGTAACCCGTGTAAAACGTGTGTAATTACGTGTGTAGAGATCAAAAATACACACGTTACACGGGTAGCTACACGGGTAATACACACGTTGCTTCAATAACAAACGTTGATATAACAGGCTTTACACACCATACACACGTTACACACGTAAAACAGAAAAAAATTAGAAATAGAGGGAAAAATAATGATTTTTACAAAAACAAAAATGGGCACTAATCCGGTTAAACTTATAAATGAAATGATCGAAAGAGACAAGAATGTTAATCGTAAATTAGACATGCTAGATAAGAAGGTATCTATTCTGCATATTGACGATGGCGATCAAGTAATTGATGGTGAAAAGATATATTACTTAACGTTTGTTTATAAGATGGGAGATAAGTAATGAAAAAATATAACATGGCACGTTTAAATAAACGGGTCACATTCTGTAAAACAGGGAGTAAAGTAAACGGGGCAGGCGTGAGTATACCGACACCCGTGGATTTGGTAACGTTGTGGTGTGGTTCGTATACCCAAACATTAACGCAAGCGGCTACTTTATTAGGAACTACTGCGACGGCAAGTATCACCATTGTAATTCGGCATAGTCCCCAACTTGATGGTTTGTTTAGACAAGGAAAGGTTTTATATGCTAAATTATCAGGTAACACGTACGAAGTTATTCAATACAATGGTGATGATGAAATTAATGCTTATGATTTAGTTACTTTGAAACACGTTAATAAAATTGGATAGGAGCGATTAAAATGAAAGTAGTTTACCCCAGTTTAGTAGAACAACAACATGAAATTATGTTGAGCCAAGGACGTGAAGTTGACAGAGCAGAAATATATAAATATATGGTTGAAAATAATATGATTGATGAGAATGGCGAGCCAACACAATTTGCAATTGATAATGGATACGTGGCAGTGGAAAGTGACATTGATATTATCCACGACTTCAAAGAAGAGAACCCACTGTTTAAAGATATAGATGATGGTTGCTTTAAAGTGCTTAGCCATAATACGGTAGGAATTAATAAGCGCGGTGTTAAATGCTTAGCTAATAAAATATTGAATGATCGTCATTCAACGGTGGCAGAGAAAGCGTCTGCTAGACAAATACTAGCGCTTCATGGTTTTTATCGAGGGTTATAATGAGCGTACCAGTTAAACAATGTAATCATGCGGGTTGTCGGACGTTAGTACCATTTAATCAAGCCTATTGTGATCGGCACCGTCAGGCGCTAAACAAGTACCGTTATCATAAACGTGTCTATGATAGTGATGAGAGCAAGTACCAGCAGTTTTACAAGACAGTGGCATGGCGTCGTCTATCACGTCGGTTCTTAGAACTTAACCCAGTATGTATCAAGTGCTATGAAGATGGTGTGATCCGTAAAGCTGATGTAGTGGATCATGTGATCGAGATTAAAGACGATTGGAACAGGCGACTAGATGAAAGTAATCTACAACCTTTATGCAATCATCATCATTACATTAAAACCAAGCAAGCTAAGGCTAAACGCATGGCGAAAAAAGGTAGCGAACAACAATAGCTATAAACGTTGGTATGAAGCAATTGACAGCGATAATCGAGCAGTTGCGATTATAGTGTGTATTCGCAACACAAATTTATGGTACAATTCAATAAGAGATACCATCTATCTCGGCGTTCACCGTTTTGGTGGGCGTTTTTTATTTATATGGGGGGCTATGTGTGTCATCGTGAGAGCGAGTGACATACCTTCGCGCGTGAAAATTTCCCTTTTGAAACAGTAAAAAAACCCCAAAACGGGGCAATTGACAGATTTATCTGCTATATTATGTTAGATTTTATTGTTTTTAAAAGTCAAGGGGTAATAAATTGCAATAAATCGAACATGCGTTTGTACTTTTTGGAGTTTTGTGTTACTATAAGCGTATAATTAATACAACTGGATATATGTAAAAAAGTCGTTTTCTCAACATGAGAGGGCGATTTTTTTATGCTCAAATTTATACCGAAAGGGGACAGCTTAATATGAGCAGAAATGTAAAATTATTGGATAATATGCGCAAGCACTTAACCAATGATGAAATAGATCAACGTAAGGACAGCGAACAAGCCTTGTTTGACTACCCGCAACTACAAGATGAACCACCAGAATGGTTACATGGTCGTGCCTTAACTGAATGGCAACGAGTAGTTCCATATTTAAAAAGCAATACACCAATCAGTGAGTTAGATCGTGCCATGTTGGCTTCATATTGTCGCTCTTATGCAACAGTGCAAACCGCAGAAGCCGATATTAGAAAACATGGATTGGTTCAGACGAACAAAGAAACTGGTAGCCGTAAACCGAACCCATACGTTGCGATTCAATCACAAGCCTTGAAAGATATGAAAGCCATTGCCAATGATTTAGGCATGACCCTTTCTAGCCGTGCCCGTATGGAACTGAACAAGGCCGCTAACGATCAGCCCCGCGATGAATACGAGGCGATGTTATCATGATTGAATATGTTGATGATGTTTTGGCTGGTCGGATTGTAGTTGGTAATAAGATCAAACTAGCTTGTCAACGATTCCAACATGATTTAGAACGCGCAAAATCTAGCGATTTTAAATTTTATTATGATGAACAAGAAGCCGATAAGGCGATTAAATTCATTGAAAGTTTACCCAAAACCGACGGCACCAAGCTTGATATGCAGCCCTTTCAAAAGTGGATTATTGGTGAATTATATGGCTGGCGGGAAAAAGAGACCGGTAACCGGCGTTATGATCGGGCTTTTATCAGTATGAGCCGAAAAAATGGTAAGACTTATCTAGCTAGTGGTATGGCCGCCATTGGCTTATTAATGGAAAAACAGCCTGCTAAAGGCCGACAAGTATTATTCGTCAGTAATGCCCTTAAACAAGCTAAATTAGGCTATGACATGCTGGCAAGTGGTTTACGACAGGTACGTAAGCAGTCGAAGTATATGCGGCAACGGATCAAGGTACAAAAACAAGAAATTGCTGATCTGGAAACCGATAGTAAAGCCGTCGCCTTATCGAGTGATACCAGTACGTTAGATGGTTTCGCTGGGACAACAATCATTCTCGATGAATGGCACGAAGCTAAGGATCGCAAAGTATACAATGTTTTGAAATCGGGGCAAGGTCAAGAGGATAATTCCTTATTGGCTGTTATTTCAACGTCGGGATTGAACTTGAATGTGCCTATGCACGCTGAATATGAAATGTTAACCGAGGTATTGAATGGCAAGATTAAGGCTGATCGGTATTTCGTGGCAATATGGGAATTAGACGATCGCGAAGAAATTTACGACCAAACCAATTGGATCAAGGCGAACCCGTTGTTTAGTGAACCGACGGTTCGTCGTAAGATGACCGAAAAAATTCAAGCTGATGTGGATATTGCGATTAAGCAAAACAATTTAATTCCGATCCTCGTTAAAAACTTCAATATGTGGTTACAAGCAAGTGAGGATAGTTATATCAGTGCTGATGATTGGCAAGCTGGCAAGGTTACGGGGGTTAATTTAGACAATCGAGACGTCTATATTGGCGTTGATTTATCAAAAAGTAATGACTTGACGGCCGTTAGTTGGATTATACCAACTGGCGACGGTCATTTTTATTGTGATAGTCATTCATGGATCGGGACTAAGTACGGACTAGATTCCAAAATTAAACGTGATGGTATTGATTATCGCAGTATGGAGCGAGCGAACGAATGTTCGATTACCCGTTTAGACAGTGGCATTATCGACTATGACGAGGTATACCGCTACATACAAAACATGATTGGCGAACATAATTGGACGGTTAAGGCGATCGCTTATGATCCATACAATTTTGACGCGTTGTTAACGAAGTTCGAAAAGGATAATTACCCGTTATTCGAAGTACGGCAAGGAACCAAAACGTTAAATACGCCCACCCGTGAATTACGGGAGCAATTATATGCCGGCAAGATTCAGCATAACGGTAATAAAATATTGGCCTATGCAGTAAATAACGCCATTTTAAAAGTTGATAACAATGGTTGGCAGATTGATAAGGCACGCAATGCGAACCGAATTGATCCGATAGCGGCATTAATGAATGCGTATGTAGCGGGCATGAACTATTACGCAGAAAGCGAGGAAACCGAAAAACGCAATGAATATTACGCGAGTGAAGAATTTTCTATCTAAATATTTACAAACAATCCTATTAATCATGGGACTGTTAATCATTGATGTGGGGTTATTAATGTTGGCACTCGCGCCATATGCTGTTATGGCACTCGGAATTGAAATGATTTTAGTTGGCCTATTAATTAACTACGAAAGGAAGTGATTAAATGGCCTTTTTTGTCCAAAAAACGAGCAATACGGGAGTTAATGATCCGTTTACGGAAGCACTGGTTAGTCTTTCGAGTGATGATCCATATACTTTTGTGAGTGCCAGTGTCCTAAGAAATAGTGATATTTATGCCGCTGTTAATATTATTGCGAGCGATATTGCTAGCAACCCCATTGTTTGTGACGCGCCGTTATTTAATACCATGATTAACGATCACCCAAATGACAATATGGACGGCTACCATTTTAAATATGCGTTAGCGGCCAACATGTTATTGAATGGCAATAGTTTTGCATTGGTTTTGCCTAATCATACGTTGAAATTCATTCCAAACAGTCAAATGACAGTCGAACAAGACGACGTGAGTGGCGTTCTAACGTATACTTATGCGCCCGACGGGCGAACTAAGCGTCAGATTGCGCCTGACAGCATGCTACATTTTAAGTATTTCACTAAAGACGGTGCGAGTGGGATTAGTCCACTGTATGCCTTAAAAGATGAACAGAAAATACAAACTGCGGGCAATAAATTGCTCACAGGCTTTTTTAATCAAGGCGTTCACGGCACTACGATGGTTAAAGTCCACCAAACCGATTTAGGAAAAGAAGCCAAAGATAATATTCGCAAGGTATTTGACGGTGCAACCACGGGTGATAATGCTTTGAATACCGTCGTGATTGATGATGGTATGGACGTGCAACCGTTGGAAATGAATACCGATGTTTTGAAGCTGGTTAATTCCAATGATTGGACGACCCGCCAAATTGCCAAGGCGTTTGGATTACCGCCGGAACGATTAGGCGTTGAGAACGACCATTCCAACCAAGAACAAAGTGGGGTGCAATATCTGCAAGGCACGTTACAACACTATTTTGATAGTTTTACCAGTGAGTTATCTTACAAGTTAGGCCATAGCTTCACGTTTAACACGGATAAGTTATTAAGCCTTGACCCTAAAGACCAACAGGCACTAGCTACTGATGGGTTTACGAATGGTATTATGACGAGAAATGAAGCCCGTGCCAAGATTGGCCTACCACCCACTGATGATGGCAATGTATTTCTAAATTTAGATAAGAATGGAGCTGATAGTAATGAAACAAGATCGCCGCTTAACGCTTAATGCGGAATTACGGGCACAACAGCCGCAGGCTGAAACCCCCGAAACACCGCCAACAGACGACCAAAAGCAACAGCCGGGCACTGAACAACCCGACAAACAAAACCAACAAAGTAAAACAATTTCTGGTTATGCGATTGTATGGAATGCTCCCAGTAAAGATTTAGGGGGCTTTACCGAGGTGGTGACCCCGAACGCGCTTGCCGGGGTCGATTTATCCGACGTATTGATGTTAAACAACCATGATTACAGCCAAGTATTGGCGAGTGTTAAGGCAGGCACATTAGAGCTTGAACCAGACGATAAAGGGCTACATTTTAAAGCTACTTTACCTAACACAACGTTCGCTAATGATGTGTACGAAGAAGTTCAGAGCGGGAATGTTGATTCATGCAGTTTTGGTTTTGAAGTCAACGACGGCACCGATACATGGACGAAAGATGATGATGGTAATATCGTGCGAACCATTAACCAAGTTAAAAGCCTGTTTGATGTATCCGTTGTGGCCGTACCAGCCTATGACGATACCAATGTGCAGGTTGATACTCGCAGTTACGAAGAGTATTTATACAATAAAACAACAACCACAGAAAAAGAGGGAAAAGACATGACTAAACAAACCATCGTGACACCAGAAGACAAGTTAAACGATAAAACACAGTTACGGAGCTTTGAAGATTATATTCGTTCACATGGTGAGTTACGTGACGGCCTAACCACCGACGGTGCCAGTGCGGTTATTCCTAAGGAATTAATTACGCCCGTGTTCCAATTGAAGCAATCAAAGTACAACCTTGCCCAATACGCAACAGTTAAACAGGTTTCATCGGGTACGGGAACTTATCCCATTTCGACTAGTCAACAAACGGCGGTACTGGCTACCAAGCAAGAATTGGCCGATATTGACGATGTGAATGCCAATATGTTTACTGATGTGCCCTTTGATGTTAAGACGCGTGCTGGTAAGATTGCGTTATCAAATGAAGTCGTTGAAGATTCCGAAGTTGATATTGTGAGCGAAGTTAAGAATCAACTGCAACAATTGGTTGATAATACCGACAACGGCCAGATTATGGGACTGTTAACGGGTGGTACCTTTGCCAAGGTAGCCGCTACGACAATCGACGATCTTAAAAAGATTTATAACGTCACCCTTGATCCGGCATTGGATAAGCTGTTTTTGGTTAACCAAAGCGGGTTTAATGCCCTTGATACCATGAAAGACAGTGAGGGACGTTACTTACTGCAACCTAACCCAACCGCACCAAGTGGCTTTACTTTGTTAGGGGCACCCGTGGTCATGATTAGCGATAAGACTTTGCCAAACAATGCCGATGGCACATTCCCAATGATTTGTGGTGATTTAAGCCAAGCGATTGCCGTGTTCCGTCGGAACCAAGTTACCGCCCAATGGGATAAGTTCGACCAATTCAGCCAAGGCTTATCAGTCATTGTACGTAATGACTATGAAGTGATTGATAAGACCGCGGCTGTTAACATTGCGTTTGGTACAGCTACCGCGGGCAAGTAGTCACACATAGAACATTAAAGGGTGTACCAAAAAGTACACCCTCAATACATAGGACAAAAATAAACGTAAGGAGCGATAAAAATGGCAGATAGTACAACCACCCAGAAGATTACACCACAGGATATTAAAAATTCACTGCGGATCGAAGTTACCGATGATGACGATATGATTCAACAATATATCATTACTGCTGAAAACTATGTACAAAATGCGGTTAGTAGCACCGTTAATATTGATGATTTATATACTTACCAGCAATTTAAGTTTGCGGTGTCTTTGTTAACCCAATTCTGGTACCAAAACCGCGATATTGATATGCAAAACACGCCGTATCAAGTCCGATCAATGATTCAGCAATTAAGAGGGATTATTGGTTAATAGGGCTTGAATAAGAACACACGTTCTTTTATAATGTAGTTAGCATATAAATTATGCTTATAAGAGGTTGTCATCTCTGCGTTCACCAACGATTATTTCTTATATCAAAGAACACCGTTTTGTACCGGTTAGCTGGCCGCAAGGTTGGTTATTAATACCATTGTAGGTTGTTCTTTATTTGGTGGGTACCCACCGAGGTTTTAAAGCAAAACACGCGTCTTCAATAGCTTGATTTAATTCGTTAATTCAAGCATCGTGTAGTTTATTTTTCGGGGGTCTCATCAACCCCCGTTTTTTTATACATATATCTGGTTTAACTGAAAGGTGATACCAACATGAGAAACGATGTTAAACATACTAAAAACATTTTGAAGCAGTACGTACAATTGAAACAAGATATTAAGGCATTCAGCCAAGTATCCAGTCCCGTAATAGGTGGTGCTAGTAGCCATTCATATGGCAATGGTGCAGAAACAGCAGTGGTTAACCACACTGATATTGCGTATAAAATAAAAAAAGTCGAGGACGCAATTAACGCTCTCGATAGTAAAGACCAGTTTATTTTGGTTGAATATGTGATGTACAAGCATTACAGCCGTGATGAAATGTGCCAGTTTTTACAGGTTAGCCGTAGTGGGTTTAACTACATAAAAAATCAAGGACTAGAAAAGTTAAAAAAGTACATATAATAAGCTGCTGATAAGTATACACAATATTTTCTAAGTTAATCTATTCTATATATAGAATGTGTCAGTCTTCCCCAATACTAAGAATATACTGGTTCTCATCTTTTATAATTTCAAAAGAAAAGGTTGCTGATTTTGAAGGATTATCAAGACTTTTTAAAACATCTGAACTACCTTTCAATTTTTTTAACTGTTCTAAACTTATATGTTTAGTGGTAGCTATTGAATTCTTGTCACAGTTACCTGCAGGAGAAGTATCCACAACTTCTTTAAATTCAGAATCATTAATAAGATTGTTATCTAATTTGTATTGCACTACGTTATACCAATTGCAAGGAATGAGTTTCTTATTATTGCAATTTTCAAAAAATTTTTTTGCTAAATTATAAACATAATTATCAGCTCGTTCATCCTTTTCCTTTTTTTTTGTAGTACTCAAAAACGTGTCTGATAGCATATCTGAGATAATATCATTTTGTTTCTTACTGAATTCCAAATTTGAATTTTTCGCGTCTACTTTTTCTTTATTATTACAATCTGAATTTTCCATAGCCATAAATAATATTCTCCTTAAAGTTTAATGTGTTCGAGGAAAGTATATCACTACTACCAATAGGATGTAAAAAACAATAGGATGTAAAAAAAACTGCCAGCCAATAAATTGCTAACAGTCACTGCCCCGTGCAAGTATGAAGTCGCCGATATGGCGGCTTTTTTTAGTAAGTTTTTGGCTGTCCTTTTGGCTGTCCTTTAATGAAAATGTATGACAACGAATGACAAAGTAAAGTAATAAAAAAGCCGCTACCACGGTGTTTTTGACAACCAATGATAACAGCTGATAACATAAATTGGGCATACTGGGCTCGAACCAGTAAATTACGGATTCAGAGTCCGCTGCCTTACCAATTTGGCGAATGCCCAATGATTTTCTTCGCTATCGCTAACGAACGATAATAATTATACAAAATCATTCGACCAGATTCAACCATTCTTTTTGAAAAAATAATAAATTATCCAAAATAAGTCTAATTTGGTACAATGACAGGGAGAGAATTAAGGAGGAAGTACAAAATGGCAAGTAATTC